TCTTTAATCTTACAAATAATTCAGAATTTACTATAAAAGGCAAATCAAGAAACTCATATAGCAGAGATTTTTTAATTCCTATTAAGGATAATGCCTCTTTTCCAATACAGGTAACAGTTGGTCGAGATTCTGCTGATAGTACTAGTGAGAGGGTCACTGATACATTTTCATGGACATCTTTTACCAGAATAATAGATGAACAAAGGCCTTATCCTGATATAGCTCATCTTTACCTACGTTTTGATGCTGAACAGTTTCCAACGATCCCAGATCGTATGTATCGGATTCGTGGTGTTAAGGTTAAGATTCCACATAATGCAACTGTAGATCAAACAAATGGAAGACTAACTTATAGCGGAACATTTAATGGAACGCTTACTACAACAAAACATTGGACAAGTGATCCTGCTTGGATATTGTTTGATCTGTTAACAAATAGTCGTTTTGGATTAGGAGATCATATAACTGAAACTCAACTTGATAAATTCGCTTTCTTCAGTGCTTCTGTTTATTGTTCTGAATTAGTTGATGATGGTAATGGAGGACAAGAACCTAGATTTAGCTGCAATGTGGTTTTACAGACAAGACAAGACGCTTTTAAAACAGTAATGTCTCTTAGTTCTGTTATGAGAGGTATGACATTCTGGAGTGCAGGATCTCTTACCCTTACTCAAGATAGACCTACAGATCCTAGTTATCTTTTTAATCTTTCAAATGTTACAGCCGAAGGTTTTGTATATTCTGGAACAAGTTTAAAAACAAGATCTACTGTTGTATCTGTGTCTTATTTTGACATGGAAAATCAAGAGTTAAATTTCGAAACCGTTGAAGATACCACTGCAAAAACTAAATATGGAATTATTCATAAAAAAATTACAGGTTTTGCTTGTACATCAAGAAATCAAGCTAGAAGATTAGGAAGATTTATTCTTTTTGAAGAACAAAACGCTACAGAAACAATAAATTTTGCGACAGGGTTAGCAGAGGGAGTAGTTGTTAAACCAGGACAGGTCATTCAAGTAAGTGATCCAGTAAAAGCGGGTGTTAGAAGAGGAGGCAGAATTAGTTCTGCAACAACAAATACAGTAACAGTTGATAATACATCTGATACAGATTTAGATGCCACAAATAGTCCAACACTTAGCGTAATAATGCCTGATGGAACAGTTAGCACTAAGAATGTAGATTCAATAAGTGGTGCGGTAATAACACTGGCAAGTGGTGAGAATTTTCAAATGAAAGATGCAAGCGGTAATTTAGTTAATACCGCTCCAAACTCTAATAGTGTTTGGATTTTAGAAAATACAACTTTACAGACTACTCAATGGAGAGTAGTTGGTATTACTGAAGATAAAGATAACTACGCAGTAACAGCAACGTCTTATATTGAAGGAAAATATGCTTTTATAGAAGATGGTTCTCCACTTCCAGCTAGAAATATAACTGTTCTGAATGAATTGGTTGATCCTCCTGGTGGTGTTACTGTAACAGAAGAATTTTTTGTAGAGAATGATAAAGCTAGAACTAGGTTGAATTTAGATTTTAATCATAATACTCAAGCTAGTGGATATGAAATTCAGTATAGAGTTGATGACGGTAATTTTACAACAATTAGAACACAGAACTCAGATTTAGAACTTTTAGATTCATTGCAAGGTAGATATGAATTTAGAATATTTTCATTAAATTCAATATTTGAACCTTCTGCCGAACCAACAGTCTTTACTTTTGATGCTTTAGGGAAAACTGCTCTTCCAGGAGATGTTCAAAACCTAAGAATAGAACCAATATCAGATCAATTTGTCAGATTACGTTTTGATAAGTCGATAGATCCTGATGTAATTCACGGAGGTAATGTTGTTGTTCGTAGCAGTAATTTAACAAGTGGAGCAACTTTTACTAATGCAGTTGATGTGATCCCTGCACTTCCAGGAGCTATCAACGAAACAATCGTCCCAAATATTGTTAATGGAACGTATATTTTAAAATTCCGCGATGATGGTGGAAGATTAAGTGCTGGTGAAGCTTCTATTACGATGCTTCAAACAGAACCAGATACATTGCCAAAACTTACTGTTTTAGTAGATAGAGAAGATTTAGATAATCCTCCATTTCAGGGGGCAAAAGATGATTGTTTCTTTTCTGATGAGGTAAACGGTTTAGTCTTGGGTTCAAAAGTATTTTTAGATGATGTATCAGATTTTGATGCAATGGCTGACTTTGATTTTCTTGGAGCGGTTGATAAAACAGGAGCTTCTTATGATTTTGCAAATACATTGGATTTAGGAGGTATTCAACCATTAAATATCAGGAGACATATTGTTTCACAGGGATTTTATCCTAACGATTTGATTGATAAGAGAACAGCTAACGTTGATACTTGGACAGATTTTGATGGAGCTACTGCTTTTGACGTTAACGCTAGGTTATTAGTGGCTACAACACAGGGCGATCCAGATGCTACTGTAGATGGCACTTATTCTCAAACTGCAACTACAATTACTATTACAAAATCTTCTCATGGTTATTCTGCTGGTAGCTTTGTAATATTAGATTTCACAACTGGTACAACCAATGAATTAGATGGTTTTTATGAAATCAAAACCGTTCCAAATGCCAATACTTTTACTTTAACAGCAACTATCAGCCAATCAGCCAGTGGTAACTGTACATTTAGTGCTGAATTTTCACAATTTAATCCATTTGTTAATGGTGCTTATGTTGCAAGAGGTTTTAAATTTAAATGTGAAATGACGACAGATGATCCTGCTCAGAGTATTGAAGTGGATCAACTTGGGTATACTGCTGAATTAAAAAGTAGAACAGAGACAAGTCTTGGTAATGCAGGAGCTAGTGTAGGAGGTCATATAGCTTCTGGAACGTCAACAAAATCTGTTACTTTTACAAATAGTTTCTTCACTGGACAATCTGGTACTAGCATCGCAGCTAATTCTGTTTTACCTTCTATTGGAATTACTA